CGCCACCTTGTTGCTTACGTAACAAGTTGTATACCTGTGCGCTGTCCATGCCACGATACTGCTCGTCGTAACAACCGTTGACAAGTTCACCAGTCATAGTGGCAAACCCATCTTTGTTGTCATCAGCGATCTTAATGTTGATCACGTAGTCATTGGCACAATTCGCTAGCTGTGGGTTCTCGTCATACAAGTGCCGCCAGATGTGCAGATGTTTGTAGAGTTTGTGGTACACCTCATGCAACACAAGAAACCTTAGTTCTGCATCGTTAAGCTTCTTTACAAACTCACGTCCATACTTCTCGTCACGTCCGTTGGTACATGCCGTAGGGACCGAAGGGTCGTCTGTAATCTCACGCTTGCCCACCATCATCACTGAAGCTAGAGCTACGTACCTTTCGTGACCCATGATCGCAACAACTGCTTTGGTAAGCCGCTGTTCCTCTGTTAGATTTTGCATAAACATTAGTTGTTGTCCTCTCTTTTAGTTTCGGCGTGGTTGTTAGCCACGCTCTGTTTACGTTTCATGCTCATCGCCGCACGACGAGTTGCACGGTTTACCACCTCTGGAATATCCTCATGTTTAGCTGTAGTGAATATTCCTACATCAAAAGGATTTTTAGGTTCTGGTGATTTGTTGTACTTTTTAATTATCTTCATCACTTCACCTCACACTTTATCTGCTGAATACAAGTGACTGTTCTGCATTGCCCAGTCGGTGAATTTCTTGTTGGTCATCACCATAGACTGGTTGCTGTACTTCGGTGCGCGAACACCGTTGACAAACAATCCCTGTGTGATGCCATCAAGACGTGGCAAGTAATCCATCCACGCGTTGATCCAGTCCTTGTCCAACGCAGACAAAGTTCTGTACACAACCATACACTTAGCCGCCGCGCCGTCAGGTATCTTTGCACCCTTCGGGTCATCCTTGATAGACTGCAAGCTAGGCAGTTGATGCGATAGTTTGACGTACGCCATCAAGTCCATCGCACCACGTTCACCAATCGCACCCATCAACGCGGCTTGCGTTGTCACGTCGTCCATGTGTTCGCTTGAATTGAGAATGTCAGATGCAAATTCACCAGTCCGACAAGTAAAAAAAGCGTTACGTCCTACAGCTTTTGGGTGAAAGATGTATGGGTTTTCTTCGGGATCTTTTACCTCCAGAAATGTATGCATGAGTTGTGGATTGTCTTTGCACCAACCAAGAAAGACGTGGTTGAAACCGTTGTTGATACCATACTCCAAGTACTCCATCATCGTAGGTTTACGTGTGTTCACAATGATCATGGCGTTACGTTGATGCGCTTGCAACACGTCACCCAAACCTTCTGCTCCAAGATTTGATGTGCCATAGATCAAGCTACCGTCAGGTAATTCCAGATTGCCAACCTTACGTTCGAGCATGATACGTCGCACACCCTTCTTCACTGGTTCGGGTGCTTTGAACAACTCGTCAAAGTTCAGCGTGATAGGCTTGCCAAGATGCGCTCCGAGTTCTGCGTTCGGAACAAACTGAATGTAGTCAGAGATCATGCCCTCTGCCGCCTTCATAAACTTCGGACCAGACAGGTCTTGGATGTCTTTGTTCGTACAGTCAAACTCTACATAGATGTTGTCAGGTCTTAGTTCGGCAAGTTCTGCCGCGATACCCGATGTCTTGGCACTACCCATGTGACCTTGCGCGATAACCGTTCGGTTAGGCACAGAGTGTATAAGGTTAGCAGTTTGTTGGATGCTTAGTGCATATAGTTCTTTAGCTTGATTTGTCATTTTACTTCTCCTTAAATGACGGTTGATGCGTGGTTGTTAGCCACGCTTAGTTGAAATCTAGACTTGGTAAAGCGGCAATAGCTTGATCTACTGCGGCTTTGGTTTCGGCGCGGAAGTAATCATCTTCACGCAATGCGTCAGGGGTAACACCCGACATAGCTTCTTCGAGACGGTTAGCCATAGCGTCCATCTGTGAAGAGTTTGTCACGTTACATACACGCAACAACTCGATCATATCAGTGACGTTAGTGACTAGCGTATCACGAAAAATCTTTTTGGTCTCGTTATCTGAGTAGTCCAGACGTTCGGACATTCTTGTGAGAAACTTGTGCAAACGAGTCCACACGTCATTCATGGCGACTTCGAAATTGTTCTGGAAACTAGCGGTCATGCTAGACTTCAACTCGTCAATCGCTTCTTGTGGCAATGCCACACGAAAGTCACCAGTCGGAACATCGGTGTACTGTATGCTCATACTGAACTTACGTCTCAGGTCTACGAGTGTGGGATAGTCATCATGTGAAAACAAATCTCCAAGTAAGATCTGTACGTCCACAACGGCGTCCTCATATTTGTTTAGGAACGCTTCGACAAGTTTGTAGAACTCGTCGCGTAACTTAGTCATTACTTCCTGATACTTGAAGAACTGTTTAGTCGGTAACAGTCGCAAGCCAGAGTTTGACCACGGCATAGTCATTGCCGCGTGTGTGTCACGAATACTTGTGACAAGTTTACTGATAGCGCGTAGCTCGTCATTGTCTGCAAGCAACGCTTTGTTGACAGATGCAACACCGTCTTTGGCGTTGTTCTGAACCGCCACGTCTTGTGATGCTCGCTTGTCTTTCTTTCTGCCAATCCAGTGAGATATGTTGACCTCTACTAGCATAGATGCGCTGGCCAGCGTCGCAACATCAGCGTGGTTATCAGCCACGGCTGTCTCAGCAATCTCGGCGTTGATTGTGTAATCTTTAGCGGTATTCATTTTTACTACGTCCTCTGTTCCACAAGTGTATACCACTGCGTTTGGGTTTGTTGTTTGGTCTGCTTTACCTTCGACCATCGGTGCATTTACTACGGTAGTCATTAGACTTCTCCCATATACTTGTTGAGACCCAATAGGTCTGATTTACGTGTGACAAGAGTTGCCCCTTGCTTGTGCGCGACTGGTGCGATGCACCATTGGTTGCGCTGTTTCTCGGCGCGAATGTCGCCGCAATCATAACAGTGATTTATCCCTGCTATGTCTCGTCTGCGTCTGTCGTACGGTTCGCCGCACAACACGCAATCTACTGTGTGTCTTGGTTTACGATACAATGTAGTCTCCTTCTGTTTCGGCGTGGTTGTTAGCCACGCAATGTGATTGCTGTTCGTTGTAGTTTTCCTGACAACATATCTTACAATATCATATATTGTTACGTATTACAAGTTTTCTGGTGTTACGTTTGTTTACTAATTTACTACTGTAATGTTCGTTTTATAGTGTGTTTTCGTAGTATATTGTGAATGTTCGTTAATGTTCGTTATGTGGTCTCTGTAACTTGTTGAATATAAAGTAATGTTCGAATGTTCGTTTGTTCTTGAACATTATGAGCGCGAAAATGTGGTTGTGATGATGCGTACAAATAGCCTGATTAGACGGTTCGCGTACGTAGAGTATCTTTTTATTTAACGAACATTAGGAACATTAGGAACATTACAGTAAAATCAATGACTTATTTTTGCACTAAAACGAACATTCAGGAACTTTTTTGCGAACATTACAGAGACGCAACGCTGATTCGGAACTGGTATTGGTTTGTCGTGGTTACTAGCCACGTGTAACTAAAAGGTGCAGGAGTCCCTGCGCCATAGTTGTATACTTTGTAGAAAGATCTTGTCACGTAGACGCAACGCTGATCAGGAACTGGCATTATCTGGTCGTGGAAGCACGACGACGCAACGCTGATTAAGAACTGGCTTCTGTCCGCCAAGCCGTTAAGCTTGGCGGTTTGTTTAAAGAGCCTCGAGAAAACCGAGGCCGAAAAAGATGTATATCCAAAGTGCCGCTACTGCAAAAAACAACACGACGCAAAATATATTCTCAATCCAATCTCTCATTTGATATCCTTTCTTGATGGGCGTGGCTGATAGCCACGCCCGATTAGAATTAAGACTTATCGCCATACCCTCGGATTTTCTCCGCAGATAAACCGATCGCCGCGCCAGACTGGATCAACGTTGCCAATGCCTGAGTAATGTCGGCATTGTCGTCAACTTTGACTGGATCAACATTTGCGAGATATTTGTAAGCCTCGCCATACAATTTAAGAGATCGCATGCTGAACGGTAAATTACGCTGTCCGGCCTTACCATCTGGCGAGGCCTCAAGTTCGATATCTTTATTCTTAGCTTTATAGATACCCAACTCTATCTGCTTCATTTTCTTATTCATCATTGACCACCAAAAACCCCATTTCGTAGCCCTTTGATCTCGGCCAGTGCCGGCAATGTGTGAGCCTTGAAACGCGACGGTTTTATCACCGGCCTCGCTCTCTGTCATACTCATGAGTTTAACAGCGTCCTTGCCATACTGAGCGGCAAGTAAAAGAGTTAACTCTTTATACTCTTCAATAGGCATTTTCTCAAGATATGCGCCATCCTTTGAAAATGTCACGCCCTGATTTTTGGCTATCTCAACAACCTGTTGCTTGGCCTTTTGGACTGCAATCTCACCTTTCACAAGTTTATCGATTGCGTTTGATAGTTCAGTACTAATTACTAAGTTTGACATATGATATCCTTTCTTATGTCTAGGTTTTCACAAGGCGTTATTGCCTTGTGACAAGATCTTTATAGGTGATTTATATAGCTGTGTCACAAAAGTGCGTGGCTAATAACCACGCATAACTAGAACCCCACCCACCCCCACCCCCCTAGACACACGCACGCATCGCACAACTGTATAATACGATTTTGCACAAATATTTTGTATTTTGAGGAAAAACTTTCTATATGTTAGGAAAACGGGTGGCCTATGGCGATACATATTGAACCAGAAAAGGGTGTGAAAAGGCGTCCTGCGCCAAAGATAAAAGATCTCGCGGTGAAGACTAGCGCCGCTACCGAAACGGCAGAATACTTACATATCAATGGATTGGAGATAGAACCTAATGCTGAAGATAAAGACATTGCTGCAACGCTTGCGGTCTCTTATGCGGAAGACCCCGAAAAAACCTCAAAAGCAGCCACGACGAAAAGGGTAGCTAACCTGACCCCTGCTACCCTGATAATGACAGACCGTATCCTAAAGGATTTCGGCCACTCTGTAGTGAAATCGGCTACGCAGGTAAGGCATCTTGTTACAAACAGGTTGATAGAAGAGACGGACAACCCCGACCCCCGCATACGCATACGCGCACTGGAGTTACTAGGTAAGATCAGTGATGTGGGGTTGTTCTCAGAAAAGACAGAAGTGACAATCACGCACCAGACTACGGATGATCTTAAAGATAGATTGCGTGAGAAGCTAACAAGACTGGTAAATCCTGAACCACAGATCGAAGAAGCCATCGTCATAGAGGGCGAAACGATTGATGTAGATAAGGAACTAGGGTTGGATGACAACTAACCTCGCCGAAATCGCTACGGATATGGAGTTCTCTCCAGAAGAGATACAACATATGCTGGACAATCTGGACAGCTTTGATGCCGAAGAGCTTCAAGAAATCGACAAGATTGTAGAGGAGCTGTCTACGAGAAACGCAAATCAGGCATCTAGAGATGATCTGATAGAGTTTTGTAAGCGTATGCAGCCAGATTATAAGGTTGGGAGACACCACCGTATCCTAGCGGATCAGCTCATGGCACTGGAGGACGGGTCAAAAGACAGGGTATGTGTCAACATCCCACCCCGTCACGGCAAGTCGCAGCTTGTCAGTATCTTTTACCCCGCATGGTTCTTGGGGCGTAACCCAGATAAGAAGGTTATGATGGTCTCACACACTACCGATTTGGCTGTAGACTTTGGACGTAAGGTGAGAAACCTGATAGGTGTAGAAGATTACAAGGAGATCTTTCCAGATGTCTCCTTGGCTGTTGACAGCAAGTCAGCAGGTAGATGGAATACAAATTTTGGAGGTGAATATTTTGCGTGTGGTATTGGATCTGCTCTTGCTGGGAGGGGCGCTGATCTTCTGCTTGTTGATGATCCTCACTCTGAGCAGGATGTTATTAACGGAAACTTCTCAGTGTTTGATAAAGCCTACGAATGGTTCACATTTGGAGCGCGTACTCGACTAATGCCGGGTGGCAGAGTGGCGATTGTACAGACACGTTGGCACATGGATGACCTCACGGGGCGTGTGACTGACGATATGGTGAAGAATGAGCTGTCTGATCAGTACGAAATAGTAGAATTTCCCGCACTTTTGGACTCTGATGACGGTACACAGAAACCTTTATGGCCTGAATTCTTTGATTTGGCAGCTTTGGAGCGTACAAAAGCGTCAATGCCCGCGTTTCAGTGGAATTCTCAGTACCAACAACAGCCTACAGCCGAAGAAGCGTCTATAATTAAGCGAGAATGGTGGGGAATTTGGCCTCATGACAACCCACCACCCGTAGAATACGTAATTATGTCGTTAGATGCCGCCGCAGAGAAGCATAATCGCGCAGATTACACCGCTTTGACCACTTGGGGCGTGTTTTTTAACGAAGAAGAGGGCGCACATCACCTAATTTTGCTCGATTCTATCAAAGAACGGCTAGAATTTCCCGAATTGAAGCAATTATCGATGGATGAGTACAATAAATGGGAGCCAGATGCGTTTATTGTGGAGAAAAAGTCCTCTGGAGTGGCGATTTATCAAGAAATGAGGCGTATGGGCATACCTGTACAGGAATATACCCCCCACAGGGGTACTGGAGATAAGATGGCACGGCTTAATTCTGTGGCTGATATCATTGCATCGGGTATGGCATGGGTTCCGTCCACCCGCTGGGCAGAAGAATTGGTGGAAGAAGTGGCAGGATTTCCATTTATGTCTAATGATGACCTTGTAGATAGTACGGTTATGGCGTTATTACGTTTCCGTCAGGGTGGATTTATACGCCTACCAACAGATGAATGGGATGATGAGCCACAATATCATTATAGACGTGAGTATTATTAATAGTATAGTGCGCGTACGGGGTACGTTTCCCAACCCCTACGTGGACGCTGCCCTCCCACCCGCTGGGTGGTGTCCACACTTTACTGGACGAGTGGCGGTATGATCTGCTATACTTACTACAACTTTGCATTGTGAGGGCATAACATGGCAGTCGAAAAACAAATGACCCCCTTTGAAATAGAGGGCCAAGAAGACTCTGGAGACGTTCAAATTGAAGTGGTCAATCCCGAAGCTGTGTCCATAGAGACAGAAGACGGCGGGATGATAATAGATTTTGAAGGAGAAGTTACTGAGAGTCTAGTAGGGCCGGGGCATGACGCCAACCTTGCTGAGTTTATAGAAGACGACGAACTGACAGTAATGGCCTCTGAGCTGATTTCAGATTTTCAAGCAGATCGTGAATCTCGCTCCGACTGGGCCAGATCATATGTCAAGGGTCTTGACCTATTAGGGATGAAGGTAGAAGACCGTCAGCAGCCTTGGTCTGGTGCGTCAGGGGTTTTTCATCCGCTACTCACAGAGGCTGTAGTAAGATTTCAAGCACAGGCTATGGGGGAGATATTTCCCGCTTCTGGGCCTGTACGCACAAAGATTGTAGGAAAGCAAACCCCAGACAAGACAGATCAGGCGAATCGCGTACAAAACGAGATGAATTATTTGCTGACCGAAGAGATGTCAGAGTATCGTGATGAAATGGAGCAGATGCTCTTCAAACTTCCAATCGCAGGTTCTGCATTTAAGAAAGTATATTACGATCCACTGATGGAGCGTCCCTGTGCTATGTTTGTACCTTCAGAGGACTTTGTAGCATCTTATGGAGCGTCAGATCTCAAGACATGCCCAAGATATACGCATGTGATGAAAAAGACGGCAAACGAAGTTTTGCAGCTACAGGTAAACGGGTTTTACAAAGAGGGTGAGCTACCAGAACCCACTCCAGACTACTCCGACATACAAGAGAAGTATGATGAGCTAGATGGTGAAGAAGCGGTTATAGAAGATGATGATCGACACACTATTTTGGAAATGCATGTCGATCTAAACCTGTCAGGAGAGTTTGAAGACCCTGATGGCATTGCACGTCCTTACGTGGTTACTGTAGATAAGTCCTCATCTACGATACTGGCAATAAGAAGGAATTGGTACGAAGAAGATGAGAAGAAAAGAAAACGTATGCATTTCGTACATTATCGCTACTTACCGGGGCTTGGTTTCTACGGTACAGGGCTTATCCACCTCATGGGTGGACTGGCTAAGTCAGCGACCTCGATACTTCGTCAACTTATTGACGCGGGTACGTTATCTAATCTACCTGCAGGTCTTAAAGCTCGCGGCTTACGTATTAAGGGTGACGATACACCGCTTATGCCGGGTGAATTTAGGGACGTGGACGTACCGGGTGGCGCTATACGCGATTCAATTACGTTTATCCCTTATAAAGAGCCATCGAGCGTACTCTATTCTTTACTCGGAAACATTGTAGAAGAAGGACGTAGGATAGGCTCTGTAGCCGACATGCAGGTTGGAGACATGAATCCTAACGCTCCTGTAGGCACAACACTTGCTTTGATGGAAAGATCCATGAAAGTTTTGTCTGGTGTACAGGCGAGGCTCCATGCTTCTCTCAAACATGAGCTACGAATACTGGCTAAAATTATACACGACTACATGCCGTCAGAATACTCCTACGAGATCGAAGGTAGCTTTGATCGCAAAAGCGATTTTGATAAGCGGGTAGACGTTGTACCTGTAAGTGACCCCAATGCTGCAACCATGTCTCAACGTGTAATGCAGTATCAAGCGGCGATTCAGCTTGCCCAACAATCCCCCCAGATTTACGATATGGGCAAGCTGCATCGCCAAATGTTAGAAGTTTTAGGTGTGCAGAACGCAGACGATATTGTTAAACTGCCTGATGATATGAAACCTGCCGATCCTGTCACAGAGAACATGATGATAATGAAACAGGAGCCTATCAAAGCGTTTAAATATCAAGACCATGAAGCACATATCGCTGTGCATTTAGCAGCGGCTCAAGATCCAAAGATTATGCAGATTATAGGCCAGTCTCCGTTTGCGGCAGCTATACAACAAGCTATGGCTGCACACATAACAGAACACGTGGCCTTCCAGTACAGACGTGAGATAGAGAAACAACTTGGTGTGGAAATGCCAAATGAAGATCAACCTTTACCAGAAGACGTAGAAGTAGAACTCTCTCGCCTAGCTAAAGACGCTGCTGAAAAAGTTTTACAAAAAGACAAAGCTGAAGCCGCACAGCTGCAAGCACAGCAACAGCAGCAAGACCCACTTACACAAATACAGCAACGTGAACTGGCTATTAAAGAAGCTGACTCGCAGCACAACAGACAGATGGATATAGCCAAGCTAGAGCTAGAGGCTGCTAAATTACAAACTTCACAAAAAGTAGAAGGCGCTAAGATTGGAGCTAAAATAGCAACAGAGCTAGATAAAGAACAGCGTAAGGATAAACGCGAGGGAACAAAACTTGGGTTAGATATAGCAAAAGGATTAGATAAGGGTGGAAGTTAGTGTATTTGACGCTTTAGAACGTCGTCTAAACGAATATAGAGATGAGGTATCAGAGTATATATCTAGTGGCGGCGTAAAAAGCATGGAAGATTACAATAGACTTATAGGGAAGCTTGAAGGTATAGATATCGCATTAAATAATGTAAAAGAGCTTGAGAAAAGATTTATTGAAGCATAAGGTGCTTCGTAATATTCGCGGATAGGCCGCGCAAGGTAACGGTGAACCTTTAAATCACTGCGAACGGGTGCAAAATGGTTGCGACAGTAAAAGTCGATAACACGAAGGTAAAAGAAGACCTTCACGCAAAGCTACCAGAACCTACGGGATATAGGTTACTGATAGCACTTCCAGAGATCGATGAGAAGACAGAGGGTGGAGTATTTATGCCTGATGGTCTTCGCAAAGATGAGTCTACTGCGTCTATTATTGGTTTTGTTATAAAAGCAGGATCGGATGCGTATTCTGACAAAGAACGCTTTCCTAACGGACCTTGGTGTAAAGAGGGAGATTTTGTGATCTTTCGTTCTTACTCAGGCACTAGGTTCAAAGTTCAAGGTAAAGAGTTCCGTCTTATAAATGACGATACTGTAGAGGGTGTTGTCGATGATCCAAGGGGGTATACAAGAGCATGAGTACA